GAAAAGAACCATTAAGAGATAGGCAGGGAGCTATTATACTGCCTTTAGTTTCTATATTAAGAAGTGGTCTAGATCAATCTACAGAAAGTAAAGCAATTGGAACAGGTACAGGGTCTTTGACTCTAAGAAAGAAAATAGCGCCAGAAGATAGAGTCTACAAAAAATTAGTGAATGCAAATGGCTTGCAAAATCAAGATGGAACAGTTGCTGTATCTAAAAATTCAGATACATCTTTGGGTCTTACTAATACTAATGTGTTTGAAATTATCACAATGCCTAATCCGAAGTTTTTCAAAGCAACTTATGAAATCACTTTTTGGGCACAGTATTTGCAAGAAATGAATAATATCATTGAAGCATTTATCACTTCTTATAACAATCAAGTTGCAAGAAGCTTCAAGATTGAAACTGGCAAAGGTTATTGGTTTGTTGCAACAGTTGAATCTGGTCTAAATAATTCTAATAACTTTGATGGATACCTAGATGAAGAAAGAGTGATTAGGACATCTGTGAATATAGAAGTTACCGGATACATAATAAATCCATCATTTCCTGGTGCACCAAAGCCGTTTAGAAGATATGTCAGTGCACCAAAAGTACAGTTTGAGACAAAAGTCGAAAAACCAGTATACATAGCTAGTTCGAAAGTGCCATCTGGTGACCCAGAAGACTATGTGTATGACGACTTTCTTACTGAGAGACAGCCTTTACCAGGTAAAGGAATCGCTTCTGTGAGTCATGGAGAACAAGAATTTTCCGTTAATATCGGTGGAGAAATTAGAGATAGTACACAAGAAAGTTTGAAAACAATAAAAAATAACCCAGTGAATATCAAGAAATCAACTTCGGTTGAGCTCATAGATCCCTTCACAGATAAAACTTCGAAAGCGACAATAAAGTCAAAAAATCTTTCGAAGGGCGAAACAGTATACATATTAATTGATACTTTGGACTAATACCTACATAATTATCAACAGAATTATAACAAGGAGACCTATAATGGCTGAAAACACTTTCAAATCACCCGGCTTTTTTGAGCAAGAGATTGAGCTGACTGCAGAAAAGCAGCAGCCAACGGGAGTACCAGCGGGCATCATTGGCGCCGCTCAAATGGGGCCAGCTTTTGTCCCTTTAACTTTAGGAACATTCAATGATTTCGAAAATCGATTCGGATCTTTGACCCCAGAAAAATTTGCACCATATGCAGTGAGAGAATGGCTAAAAAACAGACAATCAGTCACTTTTATGAGAGTGCTTGGTGCTGGTGCAAATTCTTCAACTGCAGACTTTGAGAATACCAAAGCATATGGGTTTACAAAGAACTCTGGATTTAAAATAGCGCCAAGTACTGCAACTTCAAAAACTGGCTCAACACAGTTTTTAGCGGCAACGCATGTTGTATCTGCAGATTCAGATGTTGGTTTTCCAATTTTTACAGATAATCAGTCTTTTTCCGGCATAAGAGAAGATTCCGGTGACGGTGCTGCTACAGCCGACGACATTAAAATTATCAGAGCGATGATTCTTAATACGTCTGGCTCTTACTTCGAAGTCCAGGCGGCTGCGGGTGGTACCGGCGCTGTTGAGTGTACTCCAAATGCAGATGGTTCTTTCTTTATGAAATTAAGAATCGATGGCTCAACTGATTATTCTTGGGGCCGAGATCATGCCACTCTTGGAGACGCAAATAGAGAGTTTGAAGTCTCTTTGGATCCAGACAATACAAAATACGTTGGCAAAGTACTTAATACTGATCCTAAGAAGTTTCAAGAAGAAGGACATTTGCTTTGGCTCGATTTTGCAGTTGAAAATGAGATTGCACCCCTTAAAGTAGACACAGATACAGTGTCTTTACAAACAGGTGACTTAACAGCTAGCTCGTTTTCGGGTGACTACGCAACTGCACAAAGTGTAAGCACTTACAATGAAGGCTTCGGGCTATTCAATGCTAGATACAGAGCACCCAAAACTACAAAGTATATTTCACAGCCATTTGGTAGCGTTGAATATGATCTGTTTCACTTTGAGTGTCTTTCTGATGGCCATGTTGCAAATAACAACTTTAAAATCAGCATTTCTAACATTAGAAAATCAGCTGATCCTAATTACAAGTACGGAACGTTTGATGTATTAGTAAGAAAATACGGAGATTCTGACTTTCAGCCTCAAGTTCTAGAAAGATTCGTAGGATGTGACTTAGATCCAAACTCTGAGAGCTTTATTGCAAGAAAGATTGGAGATAAAAAAGTTACATACAATTTTGATGCTGATTTAGAAGAAGAAAGAAGACTGGTAATATCTGGTAGATATCCTAACGTGTCTCTAAACATTCGGATTGTGATGGATGAATCAATTTACAAAGATCAAGTTCCCGCAGAAGCACTTCCTTTTGGGTTCCATGGTATTCCAACACTGGCACTTAAAGGAAAATTAGATACTACTAACAATGCTATAGCAAATGAATCTATTATTCCTCCCATGCCTTTTACATTCAAGGTCACGAAAGGTGCTGTAAAATCTTCTGATTACACTCTTATCGGTGAAGCTGGAGACAATGAAAGAGCAGACGCAAGGATCTATTGGGGGGTTAAAACAACTAGAATAGAATCTGCAGCTGTTGCTGGTTCTTCTTCTGTGTTACAATCTAACTTAAGTAATAGAGCTTCTAAATTGGTCAAAGCATACACCAAATTCATGGGAATAGCCGGCGGATCTAATGGTTCTGGTATTTTTCACACAGGTGCAGATGCTGACACTTTTAATGACAATAAGTTTACTCTTGCAAGGGTGGCTTTAAATTCTTCGCCAGGCGTTTCCCCAGGAAGTGCATCTACAGAAATGAAAAGTGCATGCTATATTAGAACCGGTGATATTGACACTACTGATTATCACGTACTTGATAGATATACGGTTGCAACGAAGCGACAAACTTTTGCTTCTTTAGTACATTCAGAAACTGCTAATGATTTTAACAAGTTTTCAAAATATGCTAAATTCACAAATGTTTTCTATGGTGGTTGGGACGGATTAAATATCTTAGATCCAGATATTGAAGACCTTAATGATAAATCAGCATCAACAGAAGGTTCTGGCGCGCCAGCAACTACTGGAAAGGCTGCATCTTCAATAACAGGTGGATTAGGATTAAAAGGAACAGATGATGGTAGCATGATGGGAAAAGGAAAAAACAACAATGTTGTTTCTTCTTATAGACAAGCAATCAAAATCATGACAGATCCAATGACCGTTCGTACGAATATTTTATCTGTTCCGGGAATCAGAGACCCGTATGTTTCAGACTACGCAGCTAGCAACTGTAGAGATTACTCTATGGCCATGTTTGTGATGGATATTCCTAATTATAATGGCTCTGATGAGAGAATATTTGACACTGGCTCAAGACCTGACGTTGAATACACTTCAAACAACTTCGAAGGAAGAGTTATTGATAATAACTACTGTGCTTCTTATTTCCCCGATGTATACATCACTGATCCTATCAACAACCGTCGAGTTCTTGTACCAGCGTCAGTAGCGGCTCTTGGTGCTCTTTCATACAATGATAACGTAAGTTATCCATGGTTTGCTCCTGCAGGATTTAACAGAGGCGCTCTCGACTTTGTAGAGAACACTCGTACTCGTTTGTCTGTAAGTGATAGAGATGATTTGTATGAGCGAAGAATTAATCCTATTGCAAACTTTCCTAATGGAGGTTTTGTAATCTTTGGTCAAAAAACAATGCAAATTAGCAAAAGCGCTTTAGACAGAGTTAATGTCCGAAGATTGCTTTTGGAAGTTAAAAGACAAGTTGTTGAAGTCGCAAACGTTGTTTTGTTCGAACAGAATACACCGCAAACTAGAGCAAGGTTCGTAAACCTTGTGCAGCCTAGACTTGCAATGATTCAAGCTCAAGCGGGAATTGAACAATTCAGGGTTATTTGTGATGACACAAACAATACTCCTGCAGATGCAGAAGAGAATAAATTAAATGGTAAGATCGTAGTCATTCCAACCCGAACAATCGAGTTCATTGCGGTAGACTTTATTATTACTAATAGCGGAGTTTCTTTCGAATAAGATACTTATCCATAATGAATATAACAATAATTTTTAGGAGCTAAAAAATGGCAGAAAGAATTTTAAGAAGTCCAGGAGTCACTACGAGAGAATTAGATCTCTCGGCGCCTGGTCGAGTACGTCCGCAAGGAGTCCCTGCAGGGATTATTGGTACTGCTCAAAAAGGACCTGCTTTCGTACCCATCACGTTCGCTACACTGAACGATTTCACTTCTCTCTTTGGAGAAACAGAAGGAAAACGTTTTGGTCCAATGGCGGTCAGAGAATGGATGTCGAATGCAAGAAGTGGATTGTACTTAAGGGTACTTGGAATTGGAGATGGTAAAAAATCAGATTCAAACAATGTAGTTAGCAAAGCCGGTTTCACTGTTGGCCAGAACATGCGAGATAAAGACAATACAGCAGCTTCACAAGCATTGCCTAGTCCAAATACGTATGCATCGCAAGAAACGGATGGAAGTGCACACAGACCAGTTGGAAATCCTTATGCAGGAGCTGCAGTTGCAGATGTGATGACAAAAGTAGTTACTGAAGCTGGAACGGTAGCAGTTGCTGCAGATGCAGAAGAAGCAGTTGTTGTGACTATCAAAAATGCTGTTTCTGACGGCCTTGTTGGCACATCATATGCGGTCGGAGAGCTCGACGCATTTGACGGTTCCTACATTTTAGTACAAAATAAAACCGATTCAAAAAATTGGGTCTTCTGGCTATCAACTCAGTCTGGAAGAACTATTGATGGACTAGCTATTAAAGATGGAACATATACTATTAAAGATTTGACTAGCATTGCAACCGACACTACATCAGTTCGAATTGTAGACTTAAGTAGTTCTACAAAAGGTAGCCAAGTTGGAGATGCAATTAGAGCATCAATCCACGGTGTAACCGGCCTTTCTTGTACGGCTCCCGGAGCTGCTAATATCTTAAACATCACTCAAACAGCTGATGGAGCAGGTACTTTTACTAGGCTCACCGGATCTACAGGTGTAAGTACTGTTGAAGCATACAATAAATCTGATGTTGTCGACAGCGTACAAGTTCCTGTTAGTGCTTCTACAGCAATTGGTGTTACTGGAGTAACGGGTGTTGATATTATTATCACAATTACTTTTAACGCCGACAACAAACCACCGGTTGGATCTACAGTTCTTGTAACTATGCCAGACGGTAGCCAAACAACAATTACACATGCAACTGGATCAACGGTTACTGCCACTAGTCTAGGTATTGATGCGGATACTGCGGGTATTCAGTCTGCAGATGCCATGGCAACAGCTTTGAATGCAATCTCCGATGTCTCATGCCCTGCTACAAGTGCACTAGCTATTGTTGCAACGATAGCAAATGGTGCAACTTTGCCAACAATCGCAGTTACAAATAACTCGCCAAGTGCCCCTCTTGGAAGAACTTATTTCTTATCTGTCGAGTCGCATGCCGCAACAGGTGCAGATGTCAATGGAATTACTCATTACAATGATTATCTTCCGGAAGCAAAATCAGATATGTCTGATCCGGGGTCTACTATTGCAGGGTACGAAAACCTGCTAAGAGGTGTGTTGATGTTCCCTTCTGGTGTGATTCCTGGAATCAATGCATCAGCCACTCCGTTTGCAACAAGTGATTTGCAAGATGCGGCATATGGAACATATGCCACTGGTAAAGACTTAGGTGCACCTGACCATAAAGGTAATGTCTCATCGAATGGAGATTTTGAAATTGCTCTAAACGGATTTAATAATTCTGCTTATGACTCTATTCTAAAAGCTTCTTTTGATACAACTTCACCGATATATCTTTCTAAAGTGTTCAACACTGATCCTACGAAGATTCAAGAAAAGGGTCACTATTTGTATGCTCACTATGATGTTCCAAGCAACTTAGCACAGTGGAGATCGGATACAGATGCTGCAATATTGAAACCTGGTCATCTAAACGTTACAGATTGGACTAGTACAACACATCAATCAGTTGTAGAAACTGGCAGTAACTACACTCCTCTTTTCGAAGACTGGCAAGATAGATTCGATCATGCATTCACTCCATGGATAATGTCTCAAGAATTAGGAAATGCACCAAAGAAACTTTTTAAATTCCACATGTTAGACGCGGGAGCTTCCGGATGGAACAAAGTGAAAATATCAATAGCTAATATTTCAAAGTCAACAGATCTTTCTTCTGACTATGGCTCATTTGATGTTATCATTAGAGATGCATCTGACACCGACATGGATATTGCAGTTCTTCAACAATTTAGATCTGTTAATTTAAATCCAAGTTCGGATAGATACATTGCAAGAGTTATTGGCGACCAGAACACTTTCTTTGAGTTTGAGAAAGATGATGGAAAACAAAAGCTGGTCACAGAAGGCTTGTATCCGAATAATTCACAATATGTGAGAGTTGAAGTTAATGATCAAATCGAATCTGGCATGCTAGAAGCGACTGCTTTGCCAATTGGCTTTGCAGGAAAGCACCATTTAGTGATTGATGGTAAAGCTTTGGCGCCAGACCAAGGCACAACAACCTACGTTGATATAACTGAACCACCATTGCCTTTCCGAAAAGACATGTCAATCGGCTCAGCTGATACAAAAGTCGTGGATTCTAGATTCTATTGGGGTCTTTTCAACCAGGATATAACTGATAAGTCAAAAAGAAACCAATCAACTGGTGTTACATCTCTTGTAGCTAATCTCACTAAATGGTATCCATCTTTAGGTTCTAATAAAGCATGGGTTGGAGACAACAAAAATGCTATTGACGGAACAGGTGGTGCAAGTTTGGATGCTGATGTATACAATTCAAATTATTTCTCTCTTGAGAAACTATGGGTGAAATGCTTGAGTGGTAATACTGCAAATGCTGTAGATCCTACAGCATGGCACGAAGCTGTATACATCCGAGACGGAAATGCAAATGGGCTTGTTGCAGCAGGTGCAACAGGTGTCTATTTTGAAGATGCAAATGGCAATGCTAAGAGTTCTGGTTACCGGTACTTAGATGTGTCTAAAGACTTTGGTTCTACTGCTTCTAAAAAATTCTATAAATTCACAGTTCCAATGCAAGGTGGTTGGGATGGTTTGGATATATTTGACCAAGATAAATCAGAAATGGCATCTTTAAGCTCATTCAGAGAAATGGACTCTAATTCCTCTTCACTTCTAGGTGGTCCGGAAGGCCCAACAACCGCAGCATTCAGAAAGGGTCTAGATATCCTTGCTGAAAAATCTGACGTCGACATTCAAATTCTTGCTACACCTGGAATGCGAACTGCTGGCATTACTGATTATGCAATCGACAAAACAGAGGATCGATTTGATGCTTTGTATATTATGGACATGCCTGTTTATGACACATCTGATAAATTGGTCACAACTGCTTCACAAGAAGCATCTGTGTCAAATACAGCTCAGAACTTGTCTAATAGAAATTTGGATACATCTTTTGCAGCTACCTACTTTCCAGATCTTGTAATTCAAGATGGTTCAAACAATGTGGTTGCTCCTCCATCGGTCGCAGTTCTTGGAGCTTTGTCTCTCAATGACTCTGTGGCTCATCCTTGGTATGCTCCTGCAGGTTTTGCTCGTGGTGCTTTGTCATCTACCATCGAAACTGCTGTCAAGCTTAATAGAACAAACATGGATGTTTTATATGAGTCTGACATTAATCCAATCACTTCTTTCCCTCAAACAGGCGCTAGTGTGATTGTATTCGGCCAGAAGACGATGCTGCAAGCTCAATCCTCTTTGGATAGAGTCAACGTAAGAAGACTTCTCATTGATGTGAGAAGAAAAGTTAGAACTGTTGCAAACACGATTCTATTCGAGCCAAATCGAGAGGCAACTCTTGCAAGATTTAGTTCGTTGGTAAATCCAATCTTGGGTCGAATCCAGCAACAGCAAGGTCTTGATCGATACAAAGTCGTGATTGATACAACAACCACAACTCAACAAGATGTAGAAAACAACACAATCCGTGGTAAGATATTCTTGCAGCCTACAAGGTCAATTGAATTTATCTCTTTAGACTTTGTTGTGACCAATGCAGGCGCAGAAATCTAATACATCATAGTTATTATAATAGAATACAAAAAACTTTTTCAGGAGAATTAAAATGGCAGAAACACTATCAGTACAGGACATGTTGCCAAACAAGTTTGAACCAAAACGCAAAAATCGATGGATCTTTGCTCTAGAAGGAATTGACTCTTTCCTAATAAAAACAGCAGCTCGACCAAGTATCTCAATTGAAGAACAAGCAATCTCGTACATGAACTCTAAGCGTTATGTTGCAGGCCTTGCTTCTTTCGAGACTCTGGCCGTGACTCTACACGATCCTATTGCACCTTCTGGTGCACAACAGGTTATGGAATGGGTTCGTACTCACTTCGAATCTGTATCAGGTCGTTCAGGTTATGCTGATTTTTACAAGAGAGATTGTCAACTTAAATTGGTTGATCCTGTTGGAACAGTCATCGAATTGTGGGACATCAAAGGTGCTTTCCTTACAAATGCTGGATTTGGCGATGTATCATACGAAGACGGAGCTCCAATGGAGATCTCACTCACTCTTCGTTTCGATAATTGCGTCTTGCAATATTGATCTAAACACAATATTTAATAAAAGGCGTAGAATCTTTCGGGATTCTGCGCTTCATTTATTT